TTAGTAAACTCAATCTCCCATGTTTTAGGGATTAAGCTCAGGCCAGTGAACTCCTCAATCCTTTCTCTGGCAGAGGTAATAAGATCAGCTATCAGAGCATCGTCATCGTCATAGTCAGAAGGGATGCTATCTGAGCTGTCTATAAAGCCCTCCAATCTGAGGTAGTTTTTTACCTCATTAACTGTCAGAGGTTCGGTTATCCCGGACTCATTTGTCTGGTCCTGCCAGTCGATAAGTAGATTGTAAAGCATAGATATTTATTAAAAAAAGGGGCCAGCCGAAACCGGCCCCACCACATCAAACCACAGCACCTATTTAAGACTCGTTACCAAAGTCTCCGTAGATAACCGCATCAGTGCGGAGGAGGTTGATGTCCTCGAAGCACTCAACACGAGCAGTTACCAAGTTTCTCTGGAAGTTGTCACTATCCTCATAAGAGAACTCAACACGCAAGCCCTCAGTCTCAACTCTCTCGATATAGTTAGAGTCGATAATCAAAGCCTTGTCATCAGTTACCCAAGAAGCACCAACCACAGGAACTCCAGCGATGCGGATGTTTCCGTTAGGGTCGATAACTACACCACCGGGCACAGAGTAGTCCACAGGCTTAGTCTTCAGCAAGCGAGCCCACTGAGAGTAACTTACCAATGCAAAAGAAGCATCGAAGTTAGCATCCAGCTGGTTCGCAATCCAGTCAACCAGTTGCTCTACATCAACAGTTGCAGAGGTAGTAGTTGAACCAGTAGCAGCCTGACTTACAGTGTTAAAGAATGTAGCATTCTCCTTCTTATAGAAGTCACGGAGCAACATACGCTGCAAAGTGTTCTGCAAGAAAGGAAGTTGGAACATCATCTGCTTTGAGAAACGAGCAAAACCAGCAATGTAGTCAGATACTACCTTTACCTCAGTGAGGTCGTAGTCAATCTGGCTTTTAGGGTTGCCCTCAGTTTGGATGCCGATAGAACCTTCAGTGCCAGTCTCACGATAGGTCACATAAAGACCAGTGGGAGATACAGCAGTTGGGATCAAATCACGCATGTTGATTTTCTGAGCAGGAACCAGACCTTGACGTTGGTTGTAAGAAGCAACACCATCTCCAGAAAGATTGTTTCCGAGGGTCATTGTGCCCACAGACTTCAGGTCGATAGTCAACTTTGCATTCTTGTTCTTTTGGAACTCTTTCAGCTCAGCTTGCTTAGCTTCGAAAGCCTCAGCGATAGCCTCATTGTAAGCCTCTCCAAATGACTTGTTCTTGTTATCAACTTTCTTAGCTGACTTCTCAGCGATCAGTTGGTCAAGAGCAGCTTGGTTCTTCTTAGAAGCCTCATCCATAGTTACCACAGCAGCCTTTACTTCAGCTACTTGGCTTTTTACATCAGCAATAGCAGCCTCATTGGCAGCCTTCATCTTTTCTACTGACTCGGTAGCTGATTTTACCGCAGTCTCGATGCTTTTCAATTCTTCCATGTTAGGAATTTAATTTAGTTATTAGATTTGTTAAGTTATGCTTCAATCCACTTAGGTCAATCTCCGGCTCCTTAACTTCTGGAACTGCAATAGCGGGTTCCTCTGCTTTGGGAGTGGACTCAATAGATATAAGGGATTTTATTGCCTCGTTTATTTGTGCTACTCTGATCTCGATAAACTCGAAAGCCTCATCAGAGAAGCGGCCATCTTTTAATGACTTTAAGAGCAGGCTAAGCTCCTTAGACAGCTTTTCATGCTGGCTAATTACCTCCTCGGTTGACTTACCGACCTCGATGGTTGGGGTATTGGGGTTAGCCCCCCAAAGCACCGCTGAACCTTCGAAAAGGAGTATCTCTTTGATAAGATTATACTCCCCTTCGGCACTCTTTTGGTTCTCGGCTTTAATAGTCCTAAAGCCAACTGAGTGCTGGTTAATATGACCAGACTTGTAGAACTCTAAGACATCATTACCCCATGTAGTATTAGGAACATCGGTAACCCCAACCAGATAGTCCTTTTCTACATACAGCTCAGAGAACTTGCCAATGGCTGACTTTAGGCTTGGGTTATGGTCTGTTAAGTGCCAAATAAGGTTTGCACCTTTAGGACCTCTTTCTGCCATAGTCTTGTTATAAGCATTAAAGTCGATGACATCATTGTCAAGGTCTTTAGAGCCCATCTGGCTGATTGCAACCTTTACCTTTCTGGTAGTAGTGCTAACATCTTGCACTGAGTTGCTGACTGTCTTTTGTTCAAAATATCTTTTCATATTCAATATTTGGGGAGGGTTGACCCTGGTTATTGTTTCATTATTCCGCAGTACTGGCCTTAGCCGATCAAGCACCTCCCATATTTATTAATCTACCTCTACTATCTCTTTTAGGTACAACAATGTAAGAACATCGACAATTTATGACCATTGCGGCTGATCCACCGGGAGCCAACGGATACTCTATGTTCTCGCCACTCCTTGGGTCCACAAAGTTCTCATAGAACCCTACCACCTGACCATCCATGTTAAAGTGGTCTTTAGGTTGCTCAGGCTTAAAGCCTCTGGTTCTGGAGTCTCTAAAGGCAATCCATTCTTTAACCATCTCGTAGTTAAAAGACTCGGCTGCTGCCTTTATTCCAGTGTTTGCCGCCCGACCTACCTCAGTTCTCACAATCCTTTCGGCTTGCATGGCTGTAAAGCCGGACTGCTCTAAGGTCTTGACAATCTCATCCACAGTCTGCTCTTTTATGATAGCATTCTGTAAGACAAGGAGCAAATGGTTTCTAAGTGTCTCTGAGGTCTTGACCACTGCATATTGCAATAAGGTCCTTTCTAACTCATCGATGATAAACTTGGTCCACTGCTCATCTCTGCCTATCCCTTTCTGATTTGCCTCCCTTCTAATTAGCTTATACATCTGGTTGGCATGATAGACCCCCACTTGCTTGTAGATGGCTTCTATTGGTTTATAAAGCTCATCGTTATAAAGTGTGGTCCTCAGTCTGCTTTGGGCTTGTCTGGCCCCTACTTTCTTTATTGTACCTATCAAAGAACTGACAACCTTATCCAGTTGTCTTTTGACCTTAGGGAAGTGGGTTTTGGCAAACTTCCGATTGGTTCTCGTGAAGTTCTCCGCATACTCTTTTCTCTCCTTGTCGGTCATTCATTAACCTATTTTTTAATGCCAATCGCTTGGCATCCATTTTAGCTTTCAATAATGCACAGCACCTCTCCCTCTTTGTTACCGGGTAGGTTGTGCTGACAATCTCATCAATCGTCATTCATTTCGTCATTTTCCTCCTCTACCTTATCTTCTACCTCGTTAACATCGCTGAGGTCCATGTTTGGAGTCTCGTACTCACTTAATGGCATTCCATCTTGTGTAGTTATCCAAGGCTCATCAAAGAGAGGATTGTCTATTCTTTCAAGGCCCAGGAGCATTCTTTGCTCGTTAGGGCTAAGGGCTTTGAGGTCCTTAATCCAGCTTGATTTCTCGACTACATCTTCTTGGAGTTCGGTAAACACCGTATGGTCAAAGTCGATATAGACATTCTGACCTTTATATCCCCAGTCGGTTTGTAGCTTTCTGTTAAAGTGGTTCCTAAAGGATACCAGAGCTGGCATAGCACAGCGAGTCGTAAGGGCTTTCTCAGCCTCTCTGACATTGTTATAAGTAGAGGTATCACTATCCCCTACTAACTGAGAAGGCACTCCATAAACGGATGCAAACCGCTTCAAATCCCATTTCTCAGAGTCTATAATGGATAGCTCTACTGGGTTAAGCCCAACAGACTGCCATCCCATCTTATAACCAGAGACACCAATGCGGCCCCAGTTCTCTGATCCTACCCATTCTCCTTTGCCTACAAGTTTACTCTTAATAGCCTCTACTTGCTTTCTTGTATCGGCTACATCTACCCCTCCACCGATAACTCTTGGGTCATCGACATATAGGACACCCTTTACCCCTTGGTTCTCCAACATAGCGGCACTGGCTTTGATGGCCGAGTTGCTTCTGCTTAATCTTCTCAGGGCAGCTTTAAGTGGGCTCATTCCGTACAGATGGGCTCCATTGACATCCCAGTCATAGTTCTGGTATTTGTCATGTAAGACCTGCTGTTTAGGGAATAAGGCATTTGAAAGGACCGGGATCATGTACCCTTCCTCAACTATAGGGAACAGATTGGTCGAAGCTATGATAGATACCTCTTGGTAAGGTAGGTTGTGTAGTTGGTATGGTTTACCTTGATTGGCTCCCATGTCGAGCATCTGAGCCCAAACACAGCGACCTCCAGTGATTAGCTTCCACCCGGTTGAGTTGGCTACTAAGTCTTGAAAGGTCTCATAGTCATTAGGGTATCGTAAAAGCTCTGTAAGTCTGTCAACATAGATAGGCTCTAAGGCTTTTTTCTTATACCCCATAGCCTTCTGGAAGTCCTCAGTAGAGATGTCTTTCTTTCTCATCAATCCCTGATAAAACTTAAAGGCAGCCTCATCGACTACCTTGTAAGTGGCCCATTCGGGTAGCTTACACTTATCAGTAATAAGAGTTATAGTAGAATAGAGGATGTCGTTAACCTGATAGCCATCCCGGATGTAGTTAGTACGGTTGTCAGTAATACCGACAAAAGTGCCTCCAGTTACCTGATAAGAGGCAAAGGGCTGACCTACCGGCATCATCGGCACTGCCTTCTTTGTTAACGCATTCCACGCATCTTGTATTCTGCCCATTGTATTTCTTTACCAAGCCATTACTTCAAACTTAGGCTTGTTTAGTTTCGTATAAATTGCATACCGCATCGCATCGCATAAGTGATCCCACATCTTAACTGGTTGCTCATCTGGATGGACCTTCCCATCTTTGTCAACCTTCCACTTGTAGGACCTAATCTCTTTAATCAGGTTTATAGACTCAGGCGATACTATCAATGGCTGGCTTTTGACCTTCTGGATGCCAGCATAGACATCCTTCTCGGCAGGCTTGGCATTGTACCCAGCCCTTACCAGCTCCTCGATAGTCTTAGGCTCAGCAGCATCACAGTAAATCTCATCTGACCTTCTGATGTTTAAGAGCTTTAGCCTTTCTATCAAATCGGTGGTTGTTAGCTTGGTCTCGTAAAGCAACTCCTTGACAAATGTCTGGCTTTCGTGAAACCCGACCTTGACTAAGGCTGTTGGCACTGAGTACCCAAAGTCCAGACCATAAACGGTCTCACAATCCTCTGGGAACTGACCTTGCCTCCAATGGGTGTAAATTATCTCTGATGACTTACCCCTCTCTCCCAACCCAAAGACTTTCCACAGGTTCTCGTCTGCATCTTTCAGACTTTCAATCTCTGCTATCTGCTCACTTGGCAAGAATGGATTGTCTTTGTAGGTCGAGTGGATTAGGATATTGCTTTCTCTATCCGAGACATCATAGACCCAGCTCATCTCAT